TTCTTCCATAGATTTCCACAGTTTCTTTGTTTTAGATCCAAGAGGTCTACCAGCACCTTCTCGTTTTCCACCATGATTTTGTTTATCTTCCATTATATAAACTTTCTACCTTTTTTATCAAACTGTCTTACTGATGAATAATTATAACCTCTACCATATTTTTTACCTAGAGCTTTAGCTCCAGTAAATGCTAAAGGTAAACCAATTAAAGATATACCTGGTGCTCGTAAAGCTAATTTACCTACGTTTGTAGCAATTTTACCTGCAGACTTAAATAAGCCTACAGTTGGTGCAACATATCTGCCATAGCCAAGTTTGCTTTTAGCAGCAACATCTTTAGCTATAACTTTACTTTGTTTTTTAGCTTTGTTGACAGTTTTTCCTAATTTTTTTTTAAAATTACCATCAACATTTATCTTCTTAGCCATTAGTAACCTTTCTTAACTTTCATTCCTTTTTTCTTTGCTGCTTTTTTAGCTGCAGCTTTACCTTTTTTAGTGTATGGGTATTTTTTCTTTCCAACCATTGGCATAGTATTTATCCTTTCTCCTCTATCCTCGTAATAATCCACGCATAGCAGCGTCTCTAGAATTAGGCATTGGCATATTTACTCGTGGGTTCTGCCCCATTTGTGCCATCTGTGGATTTTTTATTTGTTGTTGTAATAAACCTTGCTGCTGTTTAGCAACTTCAGGCAATAATTTGGCTTTTATGATTAATTGTAGCTTCTGTTGCTCGTCAGGAGTCAACTTAATCATCATATCTGCCATTTTTTCTAATCGTTTGCTCATATTATCCAAAATATTGTTGTTTTTTATACTTACCTATTTTTTCAGTAGCTCTAAATTTAGGATCTTTTAGATTTTTAGACAATCCAAACGCAGCTTTTTTGTTCGCAGCACGTGTTTTTTTCAAAGTTGCTGCTCCCATATCGCTAATTATTGGATATTGAGTATAAGGTCTGTTTAAACTTTTTGTTTTAAACATATTCATTATCTTAAGTATCATCTGCCCTGCCTGTTGTAGCGTTTATAGCTTCGTTTTTTGTGTTTGTTTAGCGATTTCGTATGACGTCTCGGTCTTTTCTTGGGTTTTGGACGAGGTACGAAATGTACAAACTTCTGTTTAGCCATTAATCGTCATCGAAAATGTCAAAAGCTACACCACCAGCGACTGCTGATCCATATAACTTCTTGTTTTTTCTAAGATGTTTATAGCCTGTGTTATAACCTACTAAAGCTTTTTTTCTATTTCTAGCTGAAACACCTACACTTTTAAGACCTCTGTTAATACCAGATCCTATCATTGTAAATTCCTGCTTTGTTTTCATAGTTTTTGAAGTCTTATCTTTACTAGCTTCAAAAAGGCTTTTACTTTTTTTGCCTTTACCTACTTTTTCTACAGTTGACTTATAAGGTGACAATCTTTTTGTCTGCCTTAAAGCACCTTTTGTTAGGTATCGCATCAAAG